ATCAGTAATGGAATGGGTAAGATTACACCACGAATCAGTAACCGGTAGAGATGGTTATTCTGATTTCTACAAAAAGGATATGACAGTAAATGTCTTGGGCCCTGTAGGTGATGTAGTTTCAGAATGGATTATCAAAGGTGCTTTGATTACCGAAGCCGGGTTTGGTGAATACAATTATGATAGTGAGGGTGCTGTTGAAATTTCAATGACAGTACAACCTGATTATTGTGTGTTAAATTTCTAATACAAGTCAAATATTATAAAAGAAAGACGTACTTTGGTACGTCTTTTTTGTTTTATTATATATTTATATCAAACAAATAAAGTTATTAACAAATGAGTGAATTTAAGTTCCCAACTGAAATAGTTGAATTGCCTTCAAGGGGCCTGGTTTATCCCGAGGATAATCCTTTATCAAGCGGTGAAATTGAGATTAAATATATGACGGCCAAGGAAGAAGACATTCTTACTAATCAAAACTATATTAAAGATGGTACTGTATTAGATAAATTATTAAAATCATTAATTGTATCTAAAATTAATTTTGATGACCTAATTGTAGGAGATAAAAACGCCATTATGGTAACTGCTCGTATTTTAGGTTATGGCAAAGATTATACTTTTAAATACAAAGAGGAAGAAATAACTACAGATTTAACTACTCTTGAATCTAGATTCTTAGAAGAATCTCATATTCTTGAAAAAGGTGTAAATAAATTTAAATTTACTATGCCTTCATCTAATACCGAAATAGAATTTAAACTCCTTACAGGTAAAGATGATAAAGCTGTTAAGCAAGAAATTAAGGGTCTTCAAAAATTAAACAAATTAACTTCCCCTGAATTATCTACCCGTTTAAAACATATGATTATTTCAGTAAATGGGGATGCTGATAAAAAAGTTATTAGAGATTATGTAGATAATTACTGCTTAGCTAGAGATTCTAGAGCATTGAGAGAATATATTAGAAGCTTCCAACCAGATATTGATTTAGTATTTAATTATGAGAGTACCGACGGCATAGAAGAGGGAATTACCCTCCCTATGACCGTCACGTTTTTTTGGCCTGACGCTGAAGTATAGGGAGTTTTTATTTACCCAAATCCATGAAATTTTATTTTACGGAAAAGGTGGATATGATTACTATACTTTGTATAACATGCCTATTTGGTTAAGAAATTTTACGTATAAAAAAATTGCTGATCACTATCAAAACGAAAAAGACACATACGAAAAATCAAACCAAAAAGGTGCCACAGTAATAGATAGAAGTGGTATTGTTAAAGACCCTTCAGTGATGGGTAAACCTTCAAAACCTAAACGAGCAACATATTAAAAATAAAAAGGGGTACAAAATTGTACCCCTTAATATTTATTATCAAATACCTCCGATGGCTACCGAAGAAGAAATAAAGCAACAAGAAAATCTCAATGACGAATTATTAAAAAGTCAAGAAGCTTATGCTAAGCTAAGAGAGAGTATACAAGATACTTTATTTTTTACTAGAGATTATGCTGATGAAGCTAAAAAAGCTGCAAAAGAAGTATTTGGTAGTACTATAGCAGCTAGCGAAACATCAAAAGCCTTTAAAGATGTAGCAGATTCCGCTAAACAGATTACAGATAATTATGCTGGGGTTATAAGCGGGCAGAAACAATACTCAGACTTGCAAAAAGAATCTGAGGCATTAGAAGCTTCTAAAGCTTCCCTTACTACAGAATATGCACAAGTTTTAACAGCAATGAATATTTCTGCTGAGGATCAAGCAAAAGTGCTAGATGGTTCCCTTGACATATACCAAAAATTTATAAAAGCGGGTTATGATAGAGAAGGCCCGGAAATGACTCTTTTAGAATTATTTAAAGAACAAAATAAACAGCTAGATGATGAGGCAGCCAATATGGCTGAAATAGCTAAAAGAGCTAAAACTATTGATGATGCAATGCGGCCTCTAGGAGCATCCGCAATATCACTACAAGATATGGGTGATGGGTTATCAAAGGGTTTAAGTCAAGCAGGATTAGGTGATATATCGGGTAAATTAGGGATAGAAGATGCTATTACTGGTGCTAGAGAAACCGCAGCAGGTTTAACTAAAGGGGGAACAGAAGCCTTAAATATGGGTGGTAAATTAAAAGTAGCAGGTAATATGGCTACTACCATGGGTAAAAACCTTATGAAATCTTTAGGCCCTGCAGCACTTATAGCAATGGCTATTGAACAAATAGTTAGCGCCTTCAAACTTATAGACGGAGCATCAGGGGAAGTAGCTAAAAATATGGGTATTTCTGCTGAGGAGGGTCGCAATTTGGTATCAAGTTCAGCAGATGCTGCAGCAATGTCTGGTGACCTTCTTGTATCTACTAAAGATGTAGTAGCTGCTCAAATGGAATTAAACCAAGCAATGGGTACTGCAGTAAAATTTTCAGGAGAATTTGCTGCTGAATTTGCTTCTATTAAAGAAAGAACAGGTTTGTCAAGTGAAGCTATGGCTAGGTTCTCCCAAAATGCATTAGTAGCAGGTACTTCTATCGAAGACCAGCTTAGTACTGTTAGTGCTACTGTAATGGAACTTAATGCCCAAAGTGGGGTTATGCTCAATGCTAAAGACATTCAAGAAGGAATTGGAAAAATGTCTAAGGCTCAACTTTTAACAGCTGGAAGAAATACTAAAGAAATGGCTAACCAAGTTGTTCAAGCTAAACTTCTAGGAGCTAGTATGGAACAGTTAAATAGTATTGGAAATAGCTTATTAGATTTTGAAAACTCTATAGGAGCTGAAATGGAAGCAGAACTTTTAACGGGTAAGCAACTAAACCTTGAAAAAGCAAGAATGGCTGCTTTAACAGGTGATACTGCTACTTTAGCAAAAGAAGTTAAGGAACAAATGGGCAGTGCCGAAGAATTTGGAAAATTAAATGTAATCCAACAAGAAGCCTTAGCTAAATCTATGGGCATGCAACGTGAAGATTTGGCAGCTATGTTAGTAGAACAAGAAAATTTAGAAGCAGTTAAAGCCGCTGGATTTGAAAGTACCTCTGATGCTCAAGCCGCATTTAATCAATTGGTAGCAGATGGTATGACAGCAGAACAAGCTGCTGCAGAAATGAAATCTAAAGGATTAGATGATGCCTTTACTAAACAAATGCAATCAGCTACAGCACAAGATAAAATGAATGCTGCTATGGAAAAATTAACTGATTTATTTGTCCAAATAATAGATCCACTTATGCCTTTGATTGATGCTATAATGAGTATACTAAATCCCATATTTGCTATTTTATCCCCTATAAACAAATTAATAGGAGATCTTATAGGTCTTATAATGGGAACCCTTAACCCAGGACTCCAATTTATATCAACAAGTCTTGCGGGAGTTGCTAAAGTTATAACAGGCATATTTAACCTAGACTTTAGCATGGTTGTGGATGGGTTCTCCGGAATAGGAAAGAGTATATTAGACCTTTTTGGACATATAGGTCAAATGATACTAGATATAACGTTAGCTCCTATAGATGGCATTATTAATATGCTTAATTTTATCCCTGGGATAGAACTCCCTGATATAAGCCAAACAATAGGAGGAGGAATTGGGGGTGCTGTAGATTCTATAGTACCTTTCGCAGAAGGGGGCATCGTTACAAAACCTACAACTGCATTAATTGGTGAAGGTGGTGAACCTGAAGCAGTTACTCCTTTAAGTAAGATAGGTAACTTTGTCTCAGATATATTTGGCAATGATGAAGCAACTTCTTCATCCCCTCCCGAAGCAACTTCTTCATCCCCTCCCATTGACTTAACACCTTTAGTAGAGCAAATGAACGCTATGAATGCTACATTAAATGCTATTTTAAATAAAGAAGGCACGGTTATGTTAGACAGTACAAAAGTAGGAACTGCTTTATCAGTAGGGTCTTATAAATTACAATAATTTTTAATATTTATAACAAAATAACAAACTATGTCAATTTTAAATTCTTTTACGGCCAACGGATCTATTCTTTCAAATTTGAATGGTCAGCAAGGCCCCCAACCAGATTTTGATCAATCTAAATTAC